GCCGATGACGTTTCGCCTTCGGCTAGCACACCAAGCAGCCGAAGCGCTCTGGTTATCTGATCGCCCGCCGTGTAAATCGCCATGATCAGACTCCTTCGGCTACAGCCTTACGTGTGTATTTGCGCTTAACTTCTAGCGCGTTCACCGCTACTTCAGGTTCTGATGTGGGTGCTTCTGGATTGTAGCGCGTCCAGCCGTGTGTTTCATCATAAACGGCTTCAAGTTCCATAGTGGCAACTTTACGGCCATGAACGGGGTGTTGGAGATAAATGTTCATAGAAAAAAAAGGGGGGTTTTACGCCCCCTTTTAATTAGGCAACTACAGCAAATTGCCACTTAGTGCCGTCTGCAATAAACAACTTACCAGTGCCAGTAGCATTGGTTGTAGTTGCAATTGAGCCGACAGGCACAGAGGTTGTAGTTACGTTTGCGGTGATAGCGCTGGTCAAGAAATACAGACCAGCAGTAGCGTTTGCAATCGTTGCGCCAGTTGTCGCAGTCGAAGTAAACGTACCGCTAACGGTAGAGGCAGTGATAGCCGCGCCGCTAATGGTAGTACCAGAAGTCAGTTCGGGATCGCTAAAAGCAACGCCGACAGGTTTTGTATTTGCCATGATGTTCCTTTAGGAAGACGGGGCCGAAGCCCCATCAGATTTAGGCAACGCGATAGATTGAATACGCTGCATCACCTGTTTTGCGGAAACGGAACGTACCAGATGTGTTGCTGGTTTTAGTCAGCGAATCTTGGATCGTGTCGTTACCAACAAGGGTGTTGCCCGTGCCAGCCGTAAAAACTACGTCATTTGCTGCATTGTCGCCAATGTTGATGAACGAGCAGTCAAATGTCGAGCCAACTTTAAGGCTAGAGAACGCAGCATCAAGCAATGCGCCTGTTGGAAACACATAGGCGCCAGCATCTGTGCCGCCCGAGTCCATAGTGCACACACCAGTAGCCAAGTTGTCGGCGGTGATAGTGACAGCCGCGCCAGCCAATGCAACAGGTGCGCTAGTGTTATAAAAACTGATTTCGCCAAGATTGCCGTCACCAACTTGGTAACCGCTTGCGCCATTAGGTAATGTAGCCATGATAATTTTCTTTCAAAAAGATTTAAAAAACGCCCCCGAAAGGGCATTAGGTTTAGCCCCAGATGCGGCAAGCCATTTGTGGACGGATGGTACTGAAACCATACAGAACGTCAATACGGCAAGGCATACGGTCGTTGTTGATGTCGTACTGACGAACAACACGCAAGCTGATACCGTTGTGAACGGCACGAGCAGCCATGTCAACGCCTTGTGGCAGCAACAGGTCGGCAGTGGCGAACGTGATGGCATCCTTGTGGTAGACCAAGTTCTGAGCGTACTGAGTAGAAGCAGTGCCCACGAAGGTCACAGTTCCACCAGTTGCAGGCAGCACATCCACAGTAGCCAGAGCGTGGTTGGCCGAGTACATCGGAGCAACAGTCACAGTCCAAGTACCAGACGAAGCGGTGGCATCAGCCAGAGCAACGAATTGGAACAGCGAACCAGTAGACTCACGGGTCTGTGGGTTGACAGCATTGCAAGCACTGACTGTGAACACGTCACCAGCCTTGATGGTGGTAGACACAGAGCCTTGTTCCAACAGAATGGAAGAAGCACCTTCGGCAGTGACGCCGGGGGTCTTAACCAGTGTGGACGCGGTGGCGCTACGTGAACCAGTGGTGTGCTGCTTGATTGACTGAGACATGTTGACTTCATCAAAGCCCAACACGCCAGTACCCATCATGCCGTTGCGGAACTGCTTGGAGATAGTGTCGGTCGGGTTGAACAGACCTTTCATACCTTCAACCAGACCGGCGTTGGCCGCTGGGTTAACAGTAGCGTAACGTGGCGACATCACAGCAGCGTTTTCGTTCAGCTTCTGTTGGGCTTGGAGCAGCACCAAAGAAGTCGAAGGAGTCGTGCCGGGTGTGCCAACGGTGTTGCCGATGGTTTTGTACGCATTGGCAACGTCAGCATCAATGCTGGAGGCCAACTGGCTAATACGCGGCTTGAGAACACGCTCTGCGAAGTCGTCCAATTGCATGGTCAATTCAGCAGATGTGAAGTTGACACCAATGTGCTTTTGGGTAGAAACAGCCAGAGTGGTGAACTGCTCGTTGTCGTCCTGAACTTGCAGGGCGGCGCCGTCAGTAACCAGAGCGCGGTCAGGCAGACGGATACGCAGTGTGGAGCCAATTTTAGCGCCTTCAACAGCAAAGCTGTCATCGTACTGGCGATTGACGTTACGGGTGAGCACCAGGTTGTTCTCAAGGATTTCGAGAGCTTTCCGGGTGATCATGTCGATGGTAAGAATCGAGTTTGACATTTGTAAATTTCCTAAAAAAAGTTAGCGGATACGTTGTGCTTCCCACTTCTTCATCTGCCTTACGCGTTCAGCATCAATCCACTGCGAGGCCGTCATGCTCTTGATAGAGCGCGGGTCTGTAGTGTCAAGTGCTGGCGAACCAGAGGCTCGGGCGGTAACAGGTGAAATCGGCGTTGGCGCTGACGTTGTTCGTTTGACCGGGGGTTCTGCGGCCAATTTGGCCTCAATCTTCCCAATCTCTTTTGCCTGACCGAGTGGCGTCATACGTGCGATGCGTTCCGCGTCTTTGGGGTTAGAGCCGAGATAGTAAGCTAACTCAGGCCCAATGTCCGAAGACTGGATCGTTTCGGCCATCACGTTCGTGATTGGCAGTTTTGGGTTGTAGGCGACTTGTTCAAAGTCATCGTACTTGTCCCGCGCTGCTTCCTCAAGTTCCTGATAGCTTTCGAGAATAGCAGAGTGCTGCTTGGCGGCTTCACGCTTTGCAATCAGTTCTTCAGCCTTCTGTAGCGTCAACGCTTCCGTGTACGCTTCGGTAGACTCAAACTGATCAGCGGATGCTGTCGGGGCGGCTCTCAGCGTCTGTTGTTCAGACTGGCGCTGTGCTTGATCTCGTTCCCACTTACGTTGCTCTCTTGCGAGGCGTTTGCCAATTGCTGCATCAAGTTCCTCTTGCGAGAATGTCTTGATTACTGCTTCTGGCGTTTCCGGCGTTTGAACATCAGTCGCAGGTGCAGCCGTTGCTTCCTGTTCTGGCACGGGTAGTGACTCCGCTAATACTTCATCTGGCATTTATGAATCCTTGGATTCCTCGGTCAACCTGGCCGATACGGTTTTTACGAATGTATCAGATATTTGGGTTAAATTCAATCCAAGACAGTGTGGCCTCATCCCACCGATAGCCTTTGTCATCAATTGGCATCGGTATTGGCGCAGACCACAGGCATGTTTCCTCGCTCATAGTCCAACTTGGATACGGCTGCGGCGGGATAAACGCATCGCGGCCTGAGTCGTATGTGTAACCGATGCCAGCGTAGTTCTTGCGGATGCGGTTGTTGTAACTTGTTTGAATCCAGTTAGTTTTGCCAAATAAGTTGTTCAAAAAAGCAATGCCTGCGGCTTCGTCAGGCGCGTCATTGTTGTGGACAGCAACAACTTGATCCACAATATTCTCAGAATTGAGTTTTGCAAAGTGTGCCATCAGAATGTAATGCTCCCCGAACCAGTCCATTGATAGACACGGTAGCCGCCAGCCACAGTGATTGTGGGTGAGCCTGTGGTTGCGCTTGCGGCTGCAAATGTATCTACATATCTTATTGCTACAAAACCAGAACCGCCAGCACCGCCACTTCCGGTACTTGCTGAACCGCCGCCACCGCCACCACCTGTATTAGCTGTGCCTGCTGCACCGTTTGCGTTGAGTATTTGACCGCCAGTGCCGCCACCTCCAGCACCTCCAGCGCCGCCGCCACCAGCACCACCAGTTCCAGAACCACCACCACCACCGCCAGCCCTTGTGACCGATGAGCCGGTTATAGACGATGCAGAGCCAGCGCCGCCGATACCAGAAACACCAGCAGAACCATCCCCGCCTACTGCGCCGGCGCCGCCGCCACCACCACCTGTTGCGGTAGCGGCAATGCCGGTTGATGGGCCAACACCACCAGTATTACCTTGACCAGATGTAGCCGTACCGCCAGCGCCCCCGTTTGCAGAACCACCACCAGAACCACCAGCACCGCCAGCGCCACTGTCTCCGCGTCCAAAACCACCACCCGTTGTGCTGATAGAACTAAAAACAGATGAAGAACCTTGAACACCATTTCCAGAACTTGTACCACCAGCACCGCCAGCGCCCACTGTTACTGTAAGTGCTACGCTAGCCGAAACTGCAAATCCACTAGCAGTTAAATATCCCCCAGCACCGCCACCACCAGCATACGCTGAACCGCCTCCACCGCCGCCAGCAATTACAAGGTACTCAACAGTTGCGGGGCCAAGGTAAGGCTGGTCGCCGGCCAAAAAAAAGTTTTTAGCGGCAAACATTATGGTGTGTACCCTTGAGCAACCGAGCCGTACCAATTTGTGCCGTCAGCAATGAAGGTCAGGATGTCCATTTTGCCAGCGGTCGCTGTGATTGTTGGAGCGCCAGCCGTACCAAACTTAACGCCGGTAAATGTTGCCGTGCCGTTGCCAGTGGTTGCGGCCTGTTTAAGCAGCAGCACAAAAGACTTGCCAGCAGTAGCCGTTGGCATGGTAAAAGTGCAAGCTGTAGATGCTGTCAGGGTTGCGGTTTGCACCGTGCCGTTGGTCAAAGCAATAGTGTTTGTGGTGGTCACCGTGCCGATGGCAACAACGGCCTCAACATAGTTGGTCACCGTTGGGTTGGTAAACAGGCCGTTAACGCTCACCTTGACGGTTGCGCTGCTTTGCACAATCGGCAATACCTCAGTGCCCGCCAGTGGGACAGACGCGCTCGATAGAGCAGAGATTTTTTTATCAGCCATTTATCACTCCAAAAGAATTAAGCCGCCATCTTCTTGCACAAGATTGTCGCCAATTTCGGTCAAAAGATTGCCCTGCACTGTAGCGTCTGCATACCCCGACAAAAGAGAAATAATGTTGCCAATACCTATGGCAACACCGTTCCGAATAGGGATGCCAAAATAACTCATTGTGAGTTCATTGGTTTAGCGTACACCGTTCCGCTAGTAGACACTTGGATCGCACTCACGCGCCATTGACCGCCAGTGCCTTGTGGCACTTTGAAAGGAATCGGTGTGAACGGTGGGACGGGTGTGCTGGCGGTAGTTGCCACCGCGCCTTCACCAACTTCAATGTAGCACGCTTGGTCAGACCAGACCACCACACCTTGTGGGCCAGCCGACCATGCCGTAGTGTTACCCGCACTGCCACTGTAAGAAGCAGTTTGTGCGGGGAAGTCCGATTTGGACAAGGGGTTGAGTAGTTCCATATCGGCTCCTTAAGCTAAAAAACGAAGTTTGTACAAAGTGCGTAAATAAATCTCAACGATATTATCTATCAACTGTTGTAGTGACGAGTCAGATTTATCGCACACATTGTACCGAGCAGCTTCAATTTCAGCTAACGAGTCCTCTAAGAACTCAATGACGTTGCTCGTTTTCTTTGCCGAGTGCAGGGTGATCGGGCCAATCAAGCCGTGACGGCCTTGGTAGGCTTCGGCAAAATCATCAGCCGCGCCAACGATGCGGTCATAAAAGATGTTAAGCGCTTCGTGCTTGCTAAAGCTGCGGGTGTTCAAGTGAACGCTGTGCGTCACATCACGGGCTAAGAACAGCAAGCCTAAAAAATCAGCGGGTTTCATTGTGGCATTCCTTGTTCGGGTGGCGTCATCTCCATAGGCATGGATTCTTCACGCATCTCAGGCATCTGGTTCATCATGCTCTGCGACTCCATTGCGGCAGCAACAACGCCCATCGCAATGTCTTGAATCTGCTGCTCAGTCATGCCAGCTTGCACAGCGGCAATGCGCTTGGTTTCGGCTTCGTACAGCTTGACTTGCGCCTCAAAGTCCTTGCGCTCCATGTCTTGCATCTCAATGGACTTGCCCACATTCTGGATCATCTGGTGCATCTGCTCCATCTCTTGACCCATCGCTTGCATCTGCTGCTGCGCGGCTTGCAATTCTGGGTTGTCCTCGCCGTCACTCATCAGCTTTGGATCAATGGTCTTGGCAAAGCGTTTTGCCATCTCTTGAGCGCCAGGCCAGTCCATGTTCTTGACAAACAGATCGCCGGCCACCGCCCACAATGATGGGTTACCTTGCAACAGTTGGGCCATCGCCTCCAGCGCCTCTTGACGCTTGGTTGCGTAGCCTGGGCCGGTGGTAGCCACCACATCGTACTTGCCAACGCCAGGGTTGTAGATTTTCTCCATCACAATGCCCTGCTCGTCAACGATCTTGTTGACCGGCTGATCTTGATCAGGATTGATCTTGACCATCTTTGTCTCGCCATCTTCACCGATGATGCGTGCAATGCGCTGAGTGTCGTAAATCTTCGGGATCAAATCCACAAGCTGGCGGGCAACGTGCCGAACACCACGGGCCAAGTTGTCGCCGTAGTGGTAGGTGCCCACATCGCCTTCGCGTTGACGCGCTAAGATTGCTTTGCCGCTTCTCTCATTGCTGCCCATGCCCAAAGAAGCGTTGTATTGGCCGGTTGTGGACTTAATGTCCTCAGAAGCGCCCGCTTTCGCTTGCAGCAGGCCGCTGGAGGCCATTGGTGGCTGTGCCCTAGACGGCAGCGGCAAAACAGCACCTTGGCCGTCTGTAACGTCTGGATTGACCTCCAAATACGGCCAATTGGTCGTATTTGCGGTTTTCCACTTGTCTTCGTAGCCCTCAAACTGCCCGCCGTAGCCAATAAACGGTGCTTTTGGGGCCAAGGCCAGCATCTCAGCCTCTTGGCTGACCCAGTAGTTGTACATGCGCTGGGCATCCTTGGCATTACGCACCAAGCCCGACACGTACAAACGGCCATCGACTTCAAATTCGTTGCCAACAATGCGGATTACGGGGATGTATTTCCCCGCCCAATCACGTTCTTCAAGAATTTCATAGCCGTTAATCTTGCAGTATTTAACTTTGACACGATCAGATTCACGAGATTTTTTAGGTTTTCCATAAATTGCCTTAAATTGTTTGTCTTCGGGCGTGCCCTCAAAGGCGGTAATGTTGCCGGGGTACAGGTTCAATGTAGCGCGGTCGTAGTCGATGTAGTAGTAGTCCGCAATACGAATCGTGTCTTCGTTGAGCCAGTTGCTAATCGACTGGTCGCCCACACCCAAAGATTGCAAAGTTGTAATGGGCGCTGCATCGGGGTACAAGCGCTCGTACTCTGCGCGGGTCAGGTCTTCGGTGATAAAGCAATACTTAGCGTCCGCGCCAGTTGGGTCTTGGATCATTGGATCCATGTAGACCGAGAACGAGTTGCGGATGCGGCCAATCTTGATGTCTTGGTCAAAGGTGTTGTCGTCACAGTATTCTGTGAGCAGGCGCAAGTAGCCTTCGCCGTAGGACACTTGGTTTTCGCAGGCCGTGTCGTAGGCCACATCGGCGTCCGAGATGTACTCGATGTGCCGGATCATGCCGTTGAAAATGTCGGCAACTTCCACATCGGCGTTGTCGTCCACGGGGATGACTTTGGCGCCTGGGCGGTTCTGCCGCTGGTCGTTTGTCACCTGACGCACGTGTTGCGGCAGCTTGTTGATTGTCAGGCAGGGCCGTGCGTTGATCGTCTGGCCCTGCACCGCGCCGCGAGTCGCCAGCACATCGGCAGGCCACTGCCAATGGTTGTCGGGCGAGCCGGCGTAGAACTTCAAATCGTCAACTTCATCTTCACGCGACTCAGACAACGCCGATACGGCCATGTCCAGACGTGAACGTGCTGTTGCCAACACATCCGCGTTGCTTTTGTCTTTAGCCGAACCACCAACAGCAACGGCTGCGGCGGCGACGATGCCTGTTGGGTCTGCCATGTTATTTCTTTTTCTTTGCTGCTTCGCGCTTGACGGAATACGCAATCGCTACGGCCTGCTTCACCGGCTTGCCAGCAGCCACTTCAGCTTTTACGTTCTTGCGGAATGCTTCGGGTGACTTTGACTTAACGAGTGGCATGTTAAGACGCTCCGTGAATGATTGCAAAGTTAATTACAACAGCTTCGGATAAATTGCCACCGCTGATGTTTCGCAACGTAATCGTACAAGTGCCCGCGCTCATGCTACTGATCCAACAGTTATACGCGCCCGATGTAGCGCCAGAACTTACGTTCAAAATAATCACATCTTTAACGCTGATCAAACTGTTGGTCAACGTAAAAGTTACGTTGGTCAACGTATTGAGCGTTGCGCCGTTCGTTGTGACTCGGCCCATGCTCGTATTAAGCGTGACGCCAGTTGACTTGCTTGTCTCTTGAGTTACCGCGCCTTGTCCAGCAAGGGCGTAGCCAATTTCTTCACTGGCATAGCAAGTAATGAACTCTGGGTCTGCATATGCAACGCCAGTTGCTTTGGTGTTAGACATTATTTGCCCTTCTTCGCAGTCTTGGCTGACTCTTTGAACGCCTTGGCTGTCGGAGCGCCAGCAGCGCCTGGTTTACGCATCTTTTCGCCGCTGCCTTCTTTGATGCGTTCGCGTTTTGCCGCGATGTTACTGTACAAGCCAGGTTTTGTAGCCATGATTAGCACTTCCATCGTTTAAGGGCTGCTTTAGCGCGTTCGCCGTCTTTGGCGTTGGCCGCTACGGCGCCCATTCTTGCACAAAATGAATCCTTACGGCCTTGGTCTGCCTTGGTCTTGGGGTTTGGGGCTGGCGCTTTCAAATTGCTGCCAGTCGCAGCGTTGTATTTCGCGCGCCCCTTTTCTGTCAAGCCAGCGCCCTTGGATACGGGCAGTTTTTCACCGCGTCCGACAGACAAGGAAACAGTTTTTTTCGTTGCCATCTAGCTTCCCATCCAAGATGTGTTGGCCGAAGTGTCTGAATACGTCCGGCGGGTGGTTGTGCGCGGATTGTACTCGCCCCGATGCGCCACGGGAAAGGCAAAAGTCACGCAAATAGCGTCCGCAGCGTCTGGCGAGGCTAAACCGCGTGATTTCATGTCTTTTTTCGATTCCAAAAAGATTGTTCCACGTGAATCAGGTTTCATCATAGGCGAAATCAAGTCCGTCTTCAAGAACCTATCGTTCGGAATACTGGCCGTCTTCAGCCACTCTCGCATGTCGCCCCACATTTGCGCCCTCATGTTGCCATACATTATTGGGTTTTTGGACTTATTTCCAAAATTTATGCCCTTGATCTTGTAGCGCTGCTCCTTGAGCCTGTCCACAATACCCGCCCCCAGCCCGCCCTCGTCAATGACCACCAGCGTGGGCTTGTATTCCTCAATGGCGTCGATCACGTGCCCGACCACGGTCATGGTGTCATCGCCCCGGTGCCTGATGATCTTCACAATGTCGCGCCCTTGCCGCACGGCGATGACTGTTGCGTCCGCGCCAAACCGCGCCGGATCGACCCCGATCACAATCGGCGCGCTCATGTCTTGGTACTTGACCCGCTTCATGGCCTCGTCCACCGTATTGGCGCCGATGAACTGATCGTCGCCCGCGCTCGGAAACTGGCCGTACACCTCGACGTGCGCCTGACTGGAGTCCGGCCCGTATTCGTCAATGATCTGCTGATAGACCGCTTTGTCTGTTCCCTCGACCGTGCGGGCGTCCACCACCTTGGTATCCCAAAAGTCGCGCTTAGAGTGGAACGTCTCGTAAAAGTACCCCGTGTTGCGGCGGGGGTTGGAAAACGCAAACCAGAACCTGTTGGGCGTGTTCTCTGTAAAGAAGCCCGCCGTCACCGCCCAGATGGCGTCATCAATACCGCTGGCCTCGTCAAAGATGACCAGCACGCCGTCCATGTTGTGTACGCCGGCAAACGCATCTGGATTCTCAGCCGACCACAGCCGCCCCTCAACGCCCCAATACCTGGTGCCCTTACGCAGATCGCGCTCGACCAACTCGGTCAACCACTTGGCCGGTTGCAGGCTGGTTGCACTGACCTCAAACCAGTGGCTGTTCAGCCCCATTGCCAGCCACTTGGTAATCTCGGCCCATGTCACCTTACGCAACTGCGACTCGCTGTTGGCCGACACAATGGTTGTCGAGCCAATCCGCGTAGACAGCATCCAGATCACCAGCCATGAGACTAGCGCAGACTTGCCGATACCACGGCCTGACGCGACCGCTTCGCGCAGGGTATCAAAGTCAATCTTGCCGTTGTTCTGCTTAATGTGCGCCGCAATGTCTTGCAGCACCTCGCGCTGCCACTTGCGCGGGCCAGTGAAATGCTCCAGCGGCGTGCCCTTGACGCCCCACGGAAATGTCAGCATCACAAACGCAAATGGGTTGTCCTTGATCGCTGGCGACCACAGCCGCGCCATCAACTCTTGTTCGTCTTCAGCGCTGTACTTGGTGGACTGCATTTAGTAGCTAAAGTTCAAAGCGTTCTTGTTTAACGGGGCTAGATTGTTCATCTGACCAAACAAACTGTTGTTGTAGTTGTAGGCCGAACTAGCCTGACCACCCATCTGGCCTGACTGTTGTTGAAAAGGCGATTGGTACGGGCGCTGCTGCGTTTTGAACTGTTGCAAAAACGGCTGCATACCTGGCGCTTGCGGCAGGGGCTGGTACGACTGTTGTCGCATGCCCATCTGTTGCAATGCTTGGGGCTGTTGCGGTTCTTGCTGGTTGTAGGGTTGGAGCTGTCTAGCTTCAAAATCCCCAATCCCAGCAGATGGGTCAAAGGGTTCGGGCTGGTTGTACGGCTGGAACTGACGGCGTTCAAACTCACCAATACCAGCAGACGGATCGAACGGCTGCTGCTGCTGCATGCCTAGCTGCTGCAGCGCCTGCGGCTCGTATTTGTACATCATAGCGCTACCTCTTGTTTTCGTTCAAGCGGCATAAACGCCTCGCTCGGGTTGTTCTCAATGACCTCTATGACGCGGCGCTCGGCTTCGGCCAAAGCGGCGGTGATGGAGATGCGCTGATCCACGTCAATTGTAATGGCCTGCTTGGCAACCCAGCCGTGGACATGCTGCAAGATCGCCAAGCTGGCCTTGGCGTCTCCTTCGGCGGCGGCTTTGTGCAGTTGGCGTGAGGCTTCTATCTCGCCATCAGCCTTGCCCTTTAACGCGGCGACCTCGGCAATCGGGTCAAGCTGGCACAGTTGGCGGTACTCGGTAGGCAACATGCCCGCAGCCATAGCCAAGCTGTCGCCTTTGAGGCCCAACTTGGCGGCATCGTAGATTCGGTTTAAGCGCGCCTCTGTCGCTTCGACTTTGCGCGCCTCAAATGGAAGCGAGTAAAACATGGGTTCTCCAGCCACTGGTACGTGTGCTTTGAGTTTACATTAAAAAAAATTTTGTTTGTAGCCCCTCCGCTACCGTGGCCCACTGGCGCTCGGCCCTACCCCCACCCCTAAGTCAGTAAGCACTTACTTACAGCCTGGTATGTGAGCACTCACTAACATGCACCGCCCCAGTTAGCACTCACTTACAACCTGGTGAGTGAGCACTGACTAACTTATCCGGCGCCAGACATGCATGGGTCATTTAGGTTGACCCAAAACAGTTGATAGCTTGCAACATGCGATCCGGCCATGTGGCCGCATAGCATGGGTCATATGGGTCATGGCCTACATGTTGACCCATGTGGCACATGCAAGGGCTTTTGGCATGGTTTGGCAGCGTTGGCGCGATGGGTCATTTAGGTCATATTGCCATCAAATTTAAGTCGCTGGGTTATAACATTGCATACAGTAACTGTATACACTTTAAAAACTTCTTAATTTAACTTATCAATGACCCAAATGACCCAAACACTAGGCTTTTCATTGGGGGCACGCATAGGCCAAACACGCCAAAAAACCAACATAACTTTTAGCACAAATGACCCAGGTTTTTGTAAGCAATTCCATTACATAGGGTTTTGGAGGGGCTATGTAAATCAATCACTTACAGCAACTGGCACGATTCTTCCCTGCTATATAGGTGAGAGGGTCAGTTTTTTAACACTACTTAAAGGAGCACGACATGACACATAACGACATCAAGCAAAGCAAGGACGCAGGGAATAGCGACTGGGAGATTCTCGCGCAAGTGATTGCCGCAGGGTGCGAATACCCTGATGCAGTCTATAGGACAGCCGCAGCGCTACGCCTAGACGCAGCAGAGCGGCAGTGCATGGAGCGCGACTACGACGAATGCAATTAACCAGGAGGCCGGCGTAAGCCGGCCACTGTAAGGAAATCATGTACACTATCGATCATCAACAACCAAAGGGCAACATCATGGAACATCAGTACACAGTCACTCTCTACCCACACGGCAACGCCGCCGCCGTTGGCATCGTGCAATTGTCGCCAGCGACAAATTACGGCTACTGGGAATTTAAGGACGGCAGCGAGGGCGGCGGTCTATGGTTTGAGAATAACGAGTTAGTCGACTTTGATGGTCACTATCTTTTACCCGCTAAGGTCGTGACCGCATTGCGCGATCATGGTTGCATCGTTGACGACACATTTAACTAAAGGGGCTACAGCATGAAAAACGACATCCGCGACAACGGCGTTCTAGACGCAATTCTTGCCATAGTGATCGCCGCCGCCGGCCTTATTCTGGCGCTCGCGTATTTTGATGTTTTAGTTAAATAAGGGGCTTACCATGATTATTTATCACGCAAAAACTGAACTGCGCGGCTGGCATGAGGTTTGCCGCTATCCGGCTGACTGGGCGGGCTGGCATGCTTTTGATAAGAGCATGATTAAGGAACTCATGCGCTCAGGTGACCGCGTTGTCACATGTGGCTGGAACATGTACGAATGGATCGCAGAATGAGCCGGCAAAAATATCTCGCCGCTCTGCTTGGCCTGTTGACTGTTGACGAAATCCGCGCCAGTGCGGCGCGGCCAAGCGCGCACATGACCCGAACGCATGTCCTACTGCACCATGTCGCGCTCAGGCGACTAGGCGCGCGCTGATCTTCAGTGCATACGGCCTTTGATGGCCGTATGCGCGGACGATCCGTCCGGTAACAGTGGAGTAAATTATCATGCAAGCCATTAAAAAAGCACTTATCGAAGCTAATGCGCGCCCATTTCAAGAGCGTTATTTCAGCTTACCGAAGCACGAAGCACAGGAAGCACTGCAAGGCCGCACGCACTATGCTGATGACGCGACATTGCGTTATTTTCACGCTCGCATCATTGACGCGCGCCCGATCATGGAGGGGCTATTTTTTGAGATCATGGAAAGCAGCAGCAAAGACATGCACAACACCGCGCGCGGTTTTCGCGTAGTGGTCTTTGATGTTTTTGGGCAGACTGTTTATCGACCAGGCATTGAAGACATGAAAAGCACCAGCGCCGCCGCGCGCAAAGAATACGAATTAGATTTTGCGATCATTGACCCCGCCGCCTACTACACGGAACGGCTGCAAAGCCGCGCCCGTACATTGGCGCGCGAAGCCGAAGCCCTGACCAAAGCAGCCGAACAGGTGGCAGCATGAAAACAGCAGAACATTTTGCACTTGACCAGTGGCTTACGGAATATCCTGACAACCTCACTTATGCGGAAGTCATCGCTATTTTGCAAGACCCTGAGAACACATGGCGCGCGAAAAGCATTTCAGTCTGGGAAGCTGCCGAAAGTTTTCCGTTAGAGCATGTTGCCGAATTTATCAACAGCACTAAATCACATTTTGAAAGAGTAACAGCATGAACACTATCACTATCGGGCGCACTACTTACAAGCTGCGCGACACATCGACAATTTTTGCAGACCATGCCAAGTGCACCGGCAAACATAAGCCGGTCAAAAGCAAAGGCGGTGAAAAACGCCTGTATCCGTTGGCCGGCGCCAGCATGAGCACCGCCGATTATGTGCGCGCCTATGAGAACATGAACGGCAAAACCATGCCTTGGGGCTGGCAAACACTGACCGAACACATTAGCCAAGCCCAAGGCGAAGACACTTATGAGGTGGAAGCATGATTGATCCAAAATTAAGCACTATTTGGGAAATTCTGAACGCGGCCTTATACGATCTAACTGAGGGCGACCCTGCTGACGGGGTTGCTGCAGTTGAGGAAGCGCTGGCCCTGTTGGAAAAATTAGGGGCTGACAAATGACGCAAACCCAAGCACTGACGCGCGCGCTCGTTTTGGCGCTCTGCGCGCCCACGGACGCAAAAGCACAGCAAGCGGTCGAACTGGCGGAGCAATTCGCGCATGGCCTAAGCGCTGCCACTGTTGACCGGTGCAAGGCTAACGCCTTGGCGGAGGCTGACGCATGACATTAGAAACTATTCAATCAGCGCTGTTTTGCGCGTATGACTTACGCAATGCCATGACCAGTGAGGACAAGCGCCGGCCAACGGAAAACGAAAATTTTGGCGACACCTTGGCTGAATTAATCGGCTATCTTGAAGCATTGGAGGCTGAAGCATGAAAGGCGTGCCATATGTCGTGCGAGGGTTAACCCTCGAATGCAACTTTGAATTCGAAGCCGGCGAGCCGGCGACATGGGACGAGCCAGGTTGGCCGGACATTTACACGCTCACCGGTGCATGGCTGAACGGCGCCAGTGTCATGCCGATCATTGATCCGGCGGTCGTGCAAGAGTTAGAAGAACGCGCGCGGTGGCCGTAGCGCTGGCGGTCTTGGCTGCCGCATTACTCGCCATCATTCTGAAACTATAAAGGGGCTGTTAGCCCCTTTTTTTACTTGACCCTGACTAAGCCGGCGGGCGGCGCGTCCTCTACAAGCCGGCGTAAATTAGACTTATTGCCGCCGGCCATGTCTGGCGCGCAGTACAGGTGCTTTTTGCTTGGGTAGTCTGAGGACGCTACGCGGCCAAGATCGACCCAGCCGGCTTCCTTAAACGCATGCAATAACGCCTGCTGCGGCACTTTAACGCCTGCCGGTGCTGACCCTGCCAGCCTGTCGCAGACAGCGTGAAAGGGGCTACCGATAACGCCTTTGCTGAACTCGCCTACTTTTAAGCGCATGGCCTCGACTAGGTACGATTCTGCAATGCTCAAGCCATGCTCGACAAGGTTCAATTTGAACTCGGTCATCATTGGCGCTGCACCAGGATTGAACGCCGATACATCACGCGCTGCAAGCCATGCCCCGATTGCTGCAAAGCCACCGGCCTTGTACCAGGCCCACATCTTAGCGGCGGCGTCTGGTGTCATTCTGGGGGCATGTGACCATACGCACATCCAGCGGCGGTCTTGGCTGTCTAGGCTAATTGGTACGGGGTCGTTACTGAACGCCAGCACGAAGACGCGGTTTGCCATTGCGTAGGGGTGCAAGCCCTTGCGGTTGATTGTGAGCATTTCCGGCGGTGCTGCGATGATAGGCTTCAAGCGGTTAGCCAGTGCGCGGCGCTCTTTGGCGTCTGGTTCTTTTAACTCATTCAAAATCAGAATCTCAGACTCCAAAGCGTAGCCAAACTGGCTGCTCATGGTGTCATTGTCCAACAAGCCCCTGTTCTTCAGGTGTGCCCCGCACACTGACCAGATGAACGGCGCCCACATGGTGTCTTTGCCTGACCCCTGATCGCCGCCATGCAGGATCGCATGGTTGACTTTAATCTCGGGGTGTTGCAATTTGAACGCCATCACATCCAAAACATGCTCTAACTCTTTGGCTTCGGGCACCAACAGCCGGCAGTGTTCAAGCCAAGGCGTCACATCACCGGCTGCGGTTGCTGGCCGCGCATCGCGCCATCGGTTGCCGTAGATGTCGCCGTCTCTGGCGACCAACACCGACTCGCCGGCGGCGTAGGTGATGCCAACCAACGCTTTGGCGCCCTTTTCTTGCCGGTTCTCATCGAAGCAGACAGACGCCTCAATCTTGCGCCCGGTGTGGATTGACTTACAACTGATGTGCCTGAACAGGGCGTTGAACGTCTGGCGGGATATTTCGCGGCGGTCGCGCATATCGAAGTAGGACTCGTCGTCTTGAATGTAAGCGAAGCGGTCGTACCATTCGGCCTTTTCGACGCGGCCTAACTCTTTGCGCTCGACTTCGGCGATGCGCTCGGCGGCTTCGTCTGTGAATATGTCGTTGGGCGTCAGCTTGGCAAGCGCGCCCTCCATTGCGGCCGTGAACAACTCTTCACGCAGCCCGGGCGTGTGCTTGGGGCCACCATTGTCGCCGACCCACTCTAAAAAAGTGCGAGAATCAAGATCAACGCAGTGGCCGTGAAGGCAGCAGTACGCCCGATTGGCGGGCATGTAGCGTCCCTCGGGGTTGCCGTCGCTATGCTCGGCGGCGTTGGGGCAGATCACGCCAGCCCAGCCCTCTTGGTTCGGTTTGGACAGCAGCAGCCCCTGCGCTGACAGCCACGCCAGCACATCATCAGCGCCATCGTCACTGATGCGGATCGGGCGCAGGGTCAGGCTGTCGGCGGCGGCTGGCGTCACGCCCAGAGCGGCGCATATCTCGGCCAGACTGTAATCGCGCTCTGGGTGGAACTCGGTCAGGACAGCGGCAAAGTTATCACGCCCAGGCTTCAGGTTGACCGACCCCGGCAGACGAAAGTTGCGAACGGCATTGATGGCGCCGGGGTCTGTGTAGCCAGCGTCTGCAATGGCCTTGATGGCCGCGCTGAACTCGCCCTTGGTGGGCTGCTCGTTAAAAGCGTAGCCCCACTGAAACGAGCCGGCTGATGTCTCCATGATCCATGTCGGCGGCAGGGGCGGGGTCTTGCTCTTGGTGCCTATGTCGTCCAGCATCATTACCAAGATGTACTCGCAGTTCGCTGCGCTGGCGCTGACATGGCCGTCCTTGAAGCGCTCCACGATAAAGCTGGCGGTGTTGCCGTACCATGACTCGCCCGGCTTAATTCTGTGGCTGGGCAGGTACGCCGGCCATGTGGCCTTGACAGCCCCATCGGCGTGAAAATCCAACGCTCCGTCTTTTAATTTTGGTTTTTGCCTGACTATCAGGGCTGTTTCGCCCTCTGGGGCCAAAGATGCTATAAACTCGATCATGTTGTCCTTCTCCTTGAAGTTGTAGCCCCCGTCTAATCCACGGGGGCTTCTTTTTTTAGATGTATTTCAAATCGCGGAGCAGCTTTTCTGCTTTTGCGATGTATTGCTCAGAACCAGAGTGATGCTTTTGCGAACAGCCCACGCCAGCAACGCCGCTGGTTGTCTGGTATTCCCAAAATGTCTTGAGCCGTTCCATGCTGGAATCAAGGTGGCTGTTGACCACTTCGTTTTCAGACATATCAAGCAACGCCTGCACATACGCGCAAACTGCTGCAAGACAGGTGACGTCTTTGCCGCGCAACACCATGACAGGCTCGTCGTCTGAGATAAAGTATCCCCCCCCCGATGGTAAAGTTGATCTGTATCGCCAAATTTATATTTAGGGTCGTTCATTAAAATTTCCGGTTATGAGTAACGGGTAGTAGTGACACCTTCTGCCGCCAGCGGCAGGCCATCGGCCC